TGTTTTCTCGTTTAATGAGTCAAGAGTTATCGGCGTATCACGTATAAAATTTTCATGAATTATACAATTTGGTCCGGCATAACGGAAAAGTCTTGGATGGACTTTCTTTACTTCATCTAACATTTTCCAAGCTAAAGTTCTAATTTCCCATTGAGATCTTGAGCAAAGTCTAAGTGCAAAAAAGTTATAAAGTTCTCTAGCATTCATAGTAACTACAATGTTTGTATTTACGCCGTTTGGTAAGACGTAACGGGCGTCTTCTTCTGGAACTCCAGATTCCAAAAGTTTGAAATAGTAATTGTAAGCATCTCTGTAAGCTTTGTCAACAATTTCTTTAGCTCTTTTTTCTGCTGGTGGAGGTATAATTGGCTGATAATATTCATCTATCGGTTTTGCAAAACGATAACTGAGTTGAGTATAAGACGCAATTCTATGTCTGACAAGCTGATGAGATGTAATTCTGGAAATCCCCTCAATTGAGAAAGTATACACGCTGTGTTCTAGCACAGACCAATAACCGTGAATTATAGCATCTCTAATCCAAATCTCAATCTCTTCATCTGTCATTGTAGCCTCATGGTAATCCCAACCTTTTCTAGACCTACTCATTTTTGATGCAATAGCTATAACTCTTTCGCCGTCTTTTGTATAAGATACAAGTTCAACTTTCATTTTCTACCACAACTTATCTCCTTTTTCAACTTTTATTTCTTGAACTCTTTCTTTCTTAAGTTCTTCTTGAAGAAATTTTTGTAAAGCTATTCTTATAACTTCAGATTTTGGCATTTTATGTTTTATGGCATAAGCTTCCAACATCATCATTAGATCATCATCAGCTTTAAATGTAAATTGTCTAAGCACCATTTAGATCACCAAATCTAATTTTTTAGTTGTAATCATTTTGCCTATTTTTATAGTTACTTCAAATTTGTTTTCTTTTAATGATTTATATATTCGAATTTCAAAATAGAAATGTCTATTTTTTATCTCTAAATATCCGCTTATCATTATTTTGCCTTTTGAATAGAAAAGTATTTCTGGTTTTTCAGAAAAAACAATTGTTTGATTTAAAATATTTTCTATTTCCTTTTTTCCAATTTTATTAATTGTATTTTCTATTTCTTGTAAATAACTTGATATCATTTTAGGTCAAAAAAATATTGGTTTATGACAATTAAAAATATTTTTAATTTTATGTTTTATCAGCTTAACAATTCATATTCAAAATATTTTGAATATTATTTTTTCTCATTTGTTTGGAAATATTCGAAAAGTGAGCCAAAACATCTAGATTTGAATTCACAATTTTTACATAAATAATTGTTAACTCCAGGAATATTTTTATAGTCTGTCATTTTTAGATATTCTTTAAATTTTTTAATCCAATCTATAGCTTTTTGTAAATATTGGTCTATTATTTTCTTGTCAATTTGGAATTGTTTAACTTCCTTATTTATTCTATTCAAATATATAATATAGATATTATCAATTTTGAAATTCTGTTGTTGTAACAGATGATAATAGATAGCAATTTGGTAAAGATGATATTCTTTAATTTGAAAGTAATTAGTTGAGATAGTTTTAATTTCGAGCAAATCATTTCCACAAATAAGGTCAGCTCTACCAGAGATTTTTAGACCTTCAATTTCACCTTTGACTTCAACTTCAGCTTGACAGCCTAATTTTTCAACGAAATAATTCTCAATTCTTTCATGATGAAGTTCGCCAAGATCTAGCACTAGCTCATTTATTCCTTTCTCGAATTCAAATTTCCTAGCAAAATATGACTTTCTAAAACAAACTCCGACTTCAGATGGAAATATTGTATCCTCTGGATATTTGACTTTAAAACTTTGCCTAACTAGGTCTTCATAATTCATCTTTACTCACCAAGATTTGAGAACCTCATAAAGTTGTATATTTGATTGCAAATTTCTTCATTTTGTCTCTGTCCGATTTGCAAATCAATATCTAGAGCTTGCATCAATATTTGTATATCAATTGCTTGTTCTTGTCTTCTAGATTCCAAATTATCACAAACTACATAATTTGTGATACTGTTTATCTTTTGCTGAATTAGGTCAATTAGAGCTTTTAAAATGGAGGGATACAGAACTCTAGCGTTTATGATTTTATCATAAGTCTTTTTAATTGCAAGTTGTATAATATGAATTCTATCTAAAATTGCTGGAGTAAAAATTTTGTAATTTAATAAATAATCTTCAATATCAAAAGCTGTTAATTTGTTAAGCGTATATGAATATGGATTTCCGGCGTAGATAATCGGGATGCATTTCTGAATAGTTGCAGATTTTGATTCAGTTCCAGCACCTCTAGTCCAGACACAATTTTCTATACCGCTGGACAAAGTAGCGTTAATCGATCCCAGCTCTTTCGCAGAAGTCCCATCTTTCCAGTTCTGGATTTCGTCGAAAATGAGGCCGTTTGACAAAAACACTGAGCCATACATATTATTTCTGGCATCATAAACTAGATTTGCATATGTTGGAGCTTCAGTATAATATCGGAAATTAAAAACTTCTTGCAAAATCATAAAAGTCGTAGTTTTTCCAGTTCCGCGGTTAGAAATTTCAATATAGTTAATTTGACGTTTTGTAATTGGGGATTTAAAGAGTGGGAATAGACGTGGTAGAAATAGAAATATATCTTCAGTTTCCATTTTTGTAACGTCATATCCGAAAGCTTGAAGTAGAAGAGCGTAGGTCTGATGTTCTTGATTTGCTAAGTCAAGAAGTTCTTTAGCAATTTCATAGTTATTCGGCGGTTCTATTGAATAAATATCCGCGATATACCAGCCATTAACACCTTTTCTAATTTTGACAAACATGTAAGAAGTCAGCAAGTTATAGAAATCTTCAGGATTATCAGCTATGCAGTGAGGGTCGAATTCGCCAACAAAACCGTTTTGAAATCTAGCTAAAACTGTATCGTTTTTAACTTTAAAATTAGTAATTTTAGAGATAAATTTAACTTCATTGTTAAAGAGTAGATAAGATTGAAAGTATTGCTGATCAATCCCGCGTTTGTATGCCTTAAGAATCTCAATTTTCTTTCTTTCTTCAATCTGTTTTTCGCCAATTATAATGTTGAGAATCCTCTCATTATCTCTCGGATTGTAAAAAAAAGTGTGAGTTTTGACTTTATCCAAGAACTGAGCTGAACTGCTCATAAAAAAAATGATGACTTATGACATTTTAAAATTCGTCTTCAACATTCTTCTTTGTCTGTTTTTTCTGTTGTTTTTCCTCTTTTTGACTAGACTTTTGACTTTGTTCTTCTCCTTCAAGCTCTAATTCTTCAACCTGAGGTGCTGAATTACCGCTTCTAGTAAACTTTACGTATTCATTCAGAAGATCAGCATATTTATCTAGGAAATCTGCAATCAGTCTCAAATCTTTAGCATCATTTGCAGTTATGCCGATCTGTTTCTTATAGTTATTCTGACTGTGCAGAGTCATTGAATATCTTATCGAATTTCCATTCGGCACAGCGTTTAACTGAACCACTAATCTTTGCAGACCTTTAATTTTCAAGATTCTAGATACTGGCTTATTTTGTTCTTTAGCTTGTTTACCGAGGTCATCTATTATTTCCTTCAGGCTTGCCATGTTTTCCCCCGAATTGAGAATTTGAAATATGACAAATTTAAATATTCACAAATATATAAGTTAAGACATTTGAGAATTAAGAGATAGAAGAAAAAAATATTTAAATTAGATTTAAGAAGATTGAGCGGATTATTTTTACCGGCTTGAGATTATATTTTTCTGACAATTTTTGTAACTTCTCGTAATATAAATCATCTATTGTAAAAAATACACGTTCGTCGTAATTATCCATAATTTCGATTGGCTTAAATTCTTTTTCTCCATTTAAGATTTTATCTATCTCTTTCTTAATTTCCTCTCGTTTTTGATAAAAAATATCTTTATATTTCCCCGGTATTCTTAATTCTATATACTTATTTCTTTGCCTTTTCATAATTTTATTTATCCTCAACCTTCATTTAAACATGTCATATACATTTAAATGTCAGATTTTCATTTTGACACATGGATTGTAAAAAAGTTTTTAGCTATCACTTTCTTTACAGTTACACTTATTTTGTAACTATTACCACAAATTATCGTTATAATTCCACGATTCCGATCTATAAAAAATTTAGACAATATGTGTATAATCATGACTCATCAGCTCATATTTTTTCAGTTAAGGAATATACAACAAAATTCCACGGTCTTCATTATCATCTTCTAGTTTTCACGAATAAAAGACTTGATTATTCCAAAGTTCATGAGAAAATGCCTCCGCATTCTGACATTCGAATTGAATTAGTTCCGAAAACAAAAAAAGATATAAAAAAAGTTTTGACTTATATGTTAAAAAATCAAATCACTTAGTTTGTTGTTGTAAATTTTGATATAACCAAATCTTTTTCTGAGCTAATGAATTTACATCTCCAAGAGTGTCCATGTTGAGAAGAGCATTAATTCCGAGTGTTGTCGTAGTCTTTATACTTTCAACTGCTGTAATAGTAGCTTTTGTCATTTGATCAACAGCTATTTGAAATGCTTGATTTGCTTGTTTTTGATTGTAAAGATGTACTATTTCGCCAACTACATAACTAGCTACTAGTACTGACATTAATACTAGAAATCCTTCTAAAAATTCTGTGAAGATGTTCATTTCAATTTCATATTAAACAAATTGCTTAGTAATAAATTTTTTGCAAAAAATCGAAATATATAAATATGTCATAATTTGTATTTTTGATATGATGAAAAATGGAAGCACAAGTTAAGAAAGAAAAAGTAGTTTTCGGTATAAACATGGACAAAGAGCTGAAGAAGAAATTGAAGGCTTATTGTGTAGAAAATGACATAACTTTGACCGAGGCAATTGAAACAGCAATAAAAGAATATCTTCAGAAGAGGGGGGCATTATGAGAACTGTGACCATAAAATTTGAAGAAGACCTTCTTAATGAGCTAGATGAATATGCAGAAACTCACGGACTTTATAGGTCAGATGTTGTAAGATTAGCAGTTAGAGAATTTCTAGCAAATAAGAAAAAAAGTTTATAACTTTAAGTTATTAATTTTTTTTCTTTCAACTTTTATAATTCTCAACAAATTTTGGTAATGTTACGCCATTTTGTTTCTGATATTTTCCGTGATATGGTCTCTCGACTGGAGTTATTGTTTTAGCGAAAATTAGATGTAGAAATCTTTGTCCACTTTTCAGTCTTACGGGGAATTCG